CAGGCGGATGGATTACTTGCAGCAATCGTCAATGAGCAATTGCAGCTCCGCGTCCGTGGCCTCGTCCGCAAGATCGAACAAGATGTCCGCCTCGACGAAGGCTTGCGCATAAGACAAGTCGCGTCGCACACGTCGGATCGCCATTGCGACGAGCGTTCGATTGAAGAGACGCCATCGCAACGCCGCCGGCGTCGGATTGAAACAATTCATGATCAACGGCAGCACGGCCGCGATAAGCGCGGCGATGATCGTTGGATCGAACGCCTTGCGTGTGCTGACCTTCCTTGCGGTCAACCTGGACTCGAAAAGTTCAAGGCCGGCGCCGGTTGCTTTCCCGGCCTCCAATACTTCAAGGCCGGAACTTGTTGCTTGCATGGGGAAAACTCCTTGGGTGAGAGCGACGCCTAACCATATTCCCGGATTCAGGAAAATGGCGGCGTCGCGTGTGGGTGAAAATTACAGAATTACGTAACTTCGTAATTTCCGATCAACGACACCGACCGAGCAACCGCCCGCGGAACAGCCCGCCGCCGAACAGTCGCCGGACTGGTCCGTTGCCGTTGAACAGCACGCGGCCTCCCGATTCCGATCTCGCGAGGATGCCCGATCGCGCGGGCACGGCACACGAGCCATCGCGGCATTGCTCGACGGCCTCGGCAATCGCGGAGTCGAGTGCCGTCGAGGTCAGGGCGTTCAGCAGTTCGGACACGGTTTCAGTGACGACGCTGACGGGAAGCGGCTCGGCTTCGCGCTGCGTCTCGACACGCGGGGCGAACGGTGACCATAGCGGCTCGTTGGCCGACGCAGACAGCGGGAACGCCAGCAAGGCGATGAATAGGGTGAGATACTTCATGGTGAAACCTCCGTGAAAAGGGAATGGGCGAATCATTTGCGTTAAAGTTTGCTCGCGTACTCTGGATTGCTCCGCTCCCACCATTCGATGCGTTCGCGGACGGTCGTGCCGCGATTGGTGTCGAGCCGGGCCACGGTCTTGAGTTTGGGCAGCGGACTTGGATCCTGCGGATCGTTTTGCGGCGTGACGATGGCAAACGCGTCGACCAGGTCCCCGTCGTCGAAGTAGGATTTGTCCATGAAGCACGTGCCGGCGAGTCCCCAGCCAAAGCCCCAAGAATTGACGACGTGCAGGTACATCTTGCTATCGATCTTGCGAGTGCCGGCGCCGAACATGCAATGACCGCCGCCGCCGCCCGACTGACGGGGAATGACGCCTCTCGAATCGGGGTTGAAGTTGCCGCCGACCAGACAACCGAAAACGACGGGATGCCCACGCTGAATGGCGCTGCCGACTTCTTCCCAGGTTGGACAGTGGTAAACCAAATCGGGTTTGAATCGCTTGGCTTCCTCGATCGCCGTCTTGGGCATGCGCGAGAAACGATATTCCGAATAGGGCACGCTGCCGTACAGACAAACGCCGTGCTCCTGCATGGCCGTGAGCGAGTCGCCGACGTAGGCCCCGCCGTCCTGACCGCCGTTGATGCGCGAGTAGAGCAACCACGGATCGAACTTCAGTTGTTGTCGTGCGTTGAACCGCCACGCCATGTTGAACGCGCCGGCGGCACCGTGGCCGACGCAGTTGTGAACCGCAACGCCGTTCGCGAAATATGAAGCGTGCCCGGCTACTTCCAGGTCGTAGACTTTTCCGACGAATTGCCGGCGCACAATTTGACGGACGAGCTTGGCTTCAAAGCCGATGACATCGCCGCGGCTCCTCGCAAGCTGACAAATCAAATCTCTCCGTTTCAAATCCTTGAGTTTCACGAAGCCACGTTGAGACAAGATTTCGTGGTAAGGCGTGCCATAAACAACAGGCTCGGAACGGTCTGCCCAAAACATCGGGAACGTTTGGAGCGATGGGCCGTCGGCGTCGATGCCGAGCAAATGCGAGTCCTCTTGCCGCTCGTGAACCGCTGCAACAGTCCCAACGATGCCCAAGGGCGTGATAACTCGGTCGCCAATCAGAATTGACGCGATGTTTTTCTCGGTGCCGTCCGCCATCAACACCATCGTCCCCGCTGGAAAGCATGCCCCGCGGCCGTCCTGGTCCAGAATCTCCGGCAACGCCAGGTCACACATCGACCAATCTTTCCACTTCGCTTCCGGGATGACCGGCCAGGCGTCGCCGTATTTCTTGAACGCCTTCATTCGCTCGGGCGGCGTTCGCTTGGCCGTGAGATAGCGCTTGACCCCGCCGTGCAGGATGAACAGCCCGCCGGCGTCGCCTTGCAGCCCTGAGTCGGTGACACCGCCATGATCCTTGATCGCCTGTTGGATCGCTTCGAACGTGTCGGGCAGCTTGACCGGCTTTCCCCGCTGCGTGCCGTCCATGCCGATGAACACGAGCGCGGGTAGGCCGACGGCTTTCGCTGCCTCGCCGTAGCCGAGTTTGCCGGCGTCGCCGCTGGTGATCTCGCGAACCCATGTAACGTGCCCTTTCGATTCGGCCCATGCCTTCGAACGGGCGAGCAGCGTCAACGTCTCGGGATTGTCGAGCTTGGCATCCTTGACGAGCACGATGCCGATCTTGCTGACCGGCGGTGGCGGTGGAGGAGGTGGCGGTGGTGGCGGATCGGGCGGCGGCACTGGCGCGGTCCCGATGTTCACCTCGATAGCGCCGCTCTTGGCAATGACTTTCTTCGCGTCGAAATCGACCCACACGGCTTGCATGCTGATCGTGACGCCGCCCTTGGGCGCGTCGAGGATGTCCAGCTTGTCGTGCTTCTCGATCGCCTTGACCGTTGGCGGGTATTTCCACAAGTAGACCGCCGCGCCGAGCGGTGCGTTGACTGTGACCGGCAACGATTCGATTACGGTGACGACCTTGACGCCCGCCCCGGTGACGGTCAGCGGAGCATCCTGGGCGGCGGCCGGGCCGCCCGCGGCCAAAAGCAACAGAGCGATAGAGAGGGTTCGTCGCATGGTCAATTCTCCTTGGTTCGCGGCGACACGTCGTACGGCGGCAACGCCGGGTCTTCCTCACACGCCTTTATTAGTTCATCTGCCTTCTCAAGAACGCGGTCCACTTTCTTGAAACGCCGGCCGGCTTTGTGGCTCACAACCGCCGTTCGGATGCGGGAGCGAATTTCATAGTTCCCGATCCCACGGCCGCCCTTGACGATGTAGTCGTCCACGTTCGCGCGATAACTCGCCGCCTCGATCTCCACGTTGTCATGGCCGGTCATCACGACCAGCGGCGTATCCTCGACCATGCTGCGGATCGCCAACACGGCCTGTTCATCGCGAGCGTCCGGCAACGTCAGGTCAAGCAAGATCAGGTCGAATTGGCAGGTTCTCAGCAGCGCCGTCGCGGCGGCCAGCGTGCCGACGTTGGTAATCAGGTAGCGAAAGCACGGGGCATCCTCGAGGATCGCACCGAGCGCCACGGTGAACGACGCGTCGTCTTCGATCAGGAGTGTTTTCACTGGCTCGCGGTTCATTTGCTTTCCCCATGGCGAAAGGCGGCGAGTTCCCGTTCCAACTGTTGCACTCGTCCTTCGAGTTCCGTGATTCGAACCATCTTGTTCATCAGCTCGATAGACTTTTGCCGGTAGTCTTCGCGAAGCGTGTCCCGCTCGGCCTTGAGTTCGGCGACGAGCCCTTTCCATTCTGCGAACGCTTCGTTGACGGCACGTTGCGCGGCATCGTACTTTTCAGCTACCGCATCTCTCTCGGCGACCGCCTCATTCTTTTGCTTCGTCGCGATGTCGCGGCCGCGCCGGTAGAAATAACTGAGGACCAGCGACAGCAAGCCCGGCACGCCCGCGATGATCAGAGCGAGCACGCCGTACAACGTCGTCGGTTCCGTCGTATCCCCCCAAAGAAACATTGGCGACTCCCTTCATTCCGTTGTTGTTGGTTTGGCCGATCGCGGCCTCGTCTCCCTCTGCGGGCATCCACTGCACCGCCCTACGACGCCCTCGCCTCGCTTTGCAATCGTGCAGCATCCGAGCTTCGCGCAGGCGAAGACGGTCAATTGCGCTCCATTGCAGCCATCCACGCACCGCACTTTCTGGCCCGTGTCCGCGCCCAGGTGAACGCATGGATTCGCTACCAGTTCGGCGGGCGTTTCCTCTCGCGGTTTCGCCTGTCCTTTTCGCATCGCCGCCTTGAACGACGGACATCCGCTCAGGTCGCCCGGCGCTGGCTTGCACTCGCCGAGAACAGCACAACCGAACGTCCGCCCGTCCGAGCGAAGATGGACGCACGGTACGATGTTCAGAGGCAGGCGCATTAGACCTCCAAATCGTCGAACGCGAATTCCGTCCCCGCCGTGTCAACGTTCAGCGTTCTCGCCGCCGTGCCCGCGTGTAGCGTCGTGCCCATCTGCACGAGAACGCCGTTGACCTCGGCGGACACGATCGGCCCGTAGTCGCGAACGATCAACGTGTACTCAGTGTCCTCATCGATCGTGACGGGGAGAATGAGATTGTTCGCCCCGTCGTTGACGATCACTCCCCAGTCACCAGAAATGCGAACCAGGCCGCAGGCCACACCGCCGTACTGTCCGCCCGATCCGGTGAATCGAAGCACGATGCCAACGAAAGCGACGTCGCCGCTGACGGTCGTTGCCGTGAGCTTGAGCGTCGTCGTCGTGTTCACGCCACTGATGCTGTTGAGGATGTAGACGGAATCTGCGGTTGCGATCAACTGGTTACCTGTGATAACCATGTTCGCGCCGCTGGATTTGGAATAGCCGGCGCCCGTTCCAGTTGGCGTGTGATCTTGCAGGTTCGTCGCATCGGCGTCCGTGAAATCATCCGACCAATGCGGCGTCCCGTAGTCCGGTTGCCAGCTAACGAGCACTTGACCTCCAGCACCCAGCGCCAAAGCCCCGCCGCCGCCGCCGTAGTTCTGTCCGTTCTGCCCGCCGTTGCCACCGTTGCCGCCAAGGTCTCCCTCATCGCCGCTGTCGGCCCCCAGATCGTTGATTGCTGTGCCGCCATCAAACGCTGGTCCCGCCGCGCCGCCGCCGCCAGCGTCATCCGTTGCGCTGCCGTCGGCAAAACCAGCGCCGCCAGTGAATTTAATGTCGCCGACTAGGCCAAGTCCGCCAGAGCCGCCGGTTGCTCCGTTGCACCCACTCACGGCCTGGGCAATCATTGTTGCTGTTGCATCGTCGAAGACATTGGTGGAGTCGCCGCAGTTGCTTCCACCGACAGATACGGAGCCAGAAAAATGGTCGCCGTGATTCGCTGTGACCGTCACTTGGGCATAGCCGCCGCCGCCGCCACCGAAGGCGTGCGTCGTGTGACCATCACCGCCAGCGCCGCGAGTGAAGAAAGTAAGCGGGGTGCCGTCCAGACCTGGGAAGGTCAGCGCGAACAAACCAGGCGTGACGTATTCGATGTTGCCGGTGTTCTCGGCTGAGCAATCAATTACGGTTGCGATTTGTACCGCGTCGCCGCTGTCCTCGGTGCCGTTGTCGAGGATGCAAGTGAGAACGCCGGTCGATGGCGGTGTGCCGAAGGTGAGTGTCGCAGTCGTGCCGCCTCCCCCGACTGCCGTAACGGTTGCCGTAGCGCCAAGATTCAGCGTAACGGTGTTGCTTCCCGGAGTGAGATTGAAATTGAGTCCCGTGATTTCGACGGTCGCTTCGTCGGTGCAAATGTCCTCGTCTTCGAAATTGACAACCGGATCATCCGTGCACGGACCCTCAATGATCGTCATCGTTAGAAACACAAGGTCAGCGTCCGGATCGACGACCGTGTAGTCACAAAGAGCCAACGCAATTTCCGGGCTTGTGAGGCCGAAGCCGCCGGTGCCGACAGTCGCCACGGCATTGAAAGGGTCGCAATTGTTGAAATCCATCTGGAAGAGGTACGGCAGTTCGTTCAACCCCTCCGATGCTCCGACTGCGGCCCCGCCGCCGAGCCACGACAAAACGACCTTCAGTCCCCAATCGCCATTTGGATTGCCCCAGTTGCAGCCGAACATGATAGACCACGAGCCGCCGGTGCATGGATTGACAAACTCGCCGTAGTAACGATCCGGATACAAGGGGTTCGAGCCACGCGTTAAGTAAACCTGGAATCCTGACCAGCACTCGCAGTTTTCGTAGTTGTTGAACGTCACGCAAAGCGTTTCAGGAATCTCGCAATCCTCGCACGACGAAATGCCTTCCTCGCAAGGAACAACCCATGACTGAGGCACGCGAAGACATATCGTCCCAGCATTGCAATCGGTGAGGCAGATCGGGACGAACGGCCCCAACCCATTGAGCAGCACCTTCGCCCAAACAACGCCAGACGCGAACGTAACCGCCGTGTCGTCGGCATGCTCGGCAGCTTCCGTGTCGTTGAATTCACGCTCAACAGTCCAGACGTTCAAATCGAAACCCGTCACCCCCGCATTGTCCGCATGAGCGACGCGCGTCGTGCCTTGATATTCTCGCTCGACGGTCCATGTGGTTCCTGCAACGTTCGTGACGTTGATCCGCTCGGATTCGATGATCGCAACAAACGGCGTCGGCGGAAAGCCGGCCGACGAATCGACGGTTATCGTCGTGACCGAATCATTGATGCCGCCGTTGAGTTGCGTCGCCGGATAGTCGATGGCCGTGACGTTCAGTTCTTCGTCTTCAATGGTGATGACGAACGGCGGGTCCGGCCAGTTCGTGCCTGTGTCCACATAGATCGTCGTGACCGCATCATCGATCGCGCCGTTCAGTTGTGTTGCGGCGGGCACGTCGGCCCAAAAAATCTCCGCGCGGCCGCTTGTGCCCGACGTGAGTTTTTCGTAGTCACCATCGACGACGTTTGCAAACTTATGGGCCGCGTCCGTGAGGTTGACCTTGCACCACGAATGGCCGCTGATCGTGGCAGGCGCGAGCCGGCCGTCCGCGCACGGCTCTTGAAGGATTGCGAAGGGCGAGGCCGCGAGTGGAGACTCCGATTCGAAGCACGCGGCGCCGAAAAAGAATGTCTCCGCGCCGTCGGGTCCCACGAGCTTGTCGCCGCGCCGCACGATTGAGAATTGATCGAGGTCGCCGCCCGATCGATTCTTGATGTAGAGGACGTTATCTGGTTGCAGTTGCAGAGTGTTTTGTTTGTCAGTCAGTCGCCGGCGCGCAGCCCAGTCCGCGGCATCCTGCCAGCGGTTTAGCACTTCCGCCGGGATGCCGTTGAATGGCTCATCAGATTTGAATCGGTGACTGTTGTCGATCATATTTCGAGCGTTGCAAAGTTTCCGTATGGATAGATTTTCAACACTGTGGCCGCGTAAGGAACGGTCACGACCGTGCTGGCGCTCTCTGCCTTTCGGTATTTCAGGTCGAGGTGTTGCCAGCCCTCCTTGACAATCGGGACACTGTTGCCGATCCGGTAGTCGTCAGCCGCGGTGATGCCGCGTTCGTACGCGAAGTTGTAGGTGATTTGCAACTCGCTATTGGATTGCTGTGTCTCTTGGAAGCCACGGAAGCGGAGCGAGCCCTTGGGGAAACTCAGCACTTGTCCGAGAACGTTGATCACAAACGTGGCGTTGTTCACGGCCGTCCGTGGATTGAGCAGCTCCGCGACGGCGTTCAGGTAAGAACTTGGCAGGACGGCGCGTTGCCATTTCTTCGTGATGCTGAATTCGAACTTCGCGACCTCAACTTCGGTGGCTTCAACGGTGTCGCCGTTGCCGCCGATGACGCCTCGAAAATCCGGGATGCCGTTGCCGCCCGGTGCAGTGTCGGCCAAAACGGCGTCGGCGGCGGCTTGGGCAGCGGTCGCCGCAGCCTGTGCCTCGATCTTTGCGGCCAACGCCGATGAGTAGGCTGCGGACGCGGCGGCAGCGGCGGTCGTCGCGGCGGCAGCGGCAGCAATGGATTCCGCACTCCCGCCGCTGGCAGCGGTTTCGGCATCTTCCGCAGCCGAGACGGCGGCGTTGAATTGAGTGAGGGCTGTCGCAACGAACGTCGTCGCGTCGTCAACGGCACCCTGCGCCAGCGTGGCGGCGGCCTGTGCCGAGTCGTAGTCGCCAGCCGTGGCCGCGATGGCCGCAGCAAGCGTATGGGCTGCCGCTTCGTTGACCTTTGCTGCGGCGCTCATCGCGGCGGTCGCTGCTAATTGTGTTGCGGATGCAGCCGCCAGTACAAACGTCTTGACGGCTGGATCAACGCCGACGACATTGGCGAGCGTTATCGCGTCCAGTGCGGCGCTAAATGCTGCGAGTGCGTCGGCCGATGCAGTCGCGGCATCGGCCTGGGCCTCGGTTGCAGCTTCGATAGCGGCCGTCGCTGCGGCATTCGTGGCGCTTGACGCTTGATTTTCGAGGTTGTAGCTCGCGACGGTGGAATACGCCTGAAAAATCTTGACTGATTGAACGCCCAGCGACACGTTGAGTTGAATCGAGTTCTGGAAGTTCTCGTAATAAACCGTGGCGCCCCAACCGCCGCCGCCGCGCTCTTCAATCGGAATGCGGTCACGAAACAGCAGGATCGGATTGCCATCCGCGTCAATCGACGATTCGAATGCCGGCGATTCCTGTGCCACTTTCAACAGCGCTTCGGTTCGATCGAGCGTGCCGTCAACCCAATACTCCCGCTTCGCGCGTGGATTATTGAAATCCAGCTCGGCAGCCTGTCTCGGGAGTTCGCCCCATGTAATCGGCATTGAACAGCCTCAGCCAATTCGTGCGCCGGCCTCGCGGCGGACTTCTTGCAAATCGCGGTGGATCAACTCTCGCAGCCGGGCGATCTCATCGATCTGGCGTTGCTGCAGGCGCTCCGTTCGCTGGGCGGGCGATTCGCCGCTTGCGCCCAAAGCCCCCTGCAACGCGCCGAACGATATGCCGCCGCCGATCATCATCGCCCGCCCCCCCACTTCCATGCCGGGCGGGCCGCCGAAACTCGGCAGGCGAAACAGCGGACCGGCGCCGACCGCAAGTTCCTCAGCGTGAGTCTGTGCAATCGCAAGCTCGTTCGTGAGCCGGTCGATTTCGGCCTGATCGCCCGCTCGCCGGGCCTCCAACAATTCCTCTTGCAGCATCTCGCGATTGACCGCCTCCATCTGCCGACCGAACCACGCGCCGATTGCGCCACTCGCTCGGCCGGCGGCGTCGCCTTGCCGGCGCGCGGCATCGCCCGTCGCGGCTTGCGCCGCCTGATCGCGAAGCGATTGTTCTTGTCCGGACAGCACCAGGTGAGCCATCGGTGAGATTCGCGACATCGCGTTTACGATGTCGGCGAGTCCCTTGAAGGCCGCGGCTTTGATTGCTGACCAAACCGAGAGGAACGTATCCTTCATCGCGAACCACACGCCATCGAACACGTCCGCCAGCGAGTCAGCCAGCGAGTAGAAAATCTCCGTCGCGCCGAACTTCATCGCAAGCCAGGTCTCGGACGCAAGGGTGCTGATGTGAGCCCAGGCCAGCCCGGCCGAAATTTGCAGGACTTCCCAGATGCCGTCCCAGTTGCCGGCGTTGAACGAGTTTTGAATCGCGTCCCAAGTTCGACCAACCATGTCGAAGATCCCGCCGAAGGCCGAGACGAAGGCCGCGCCGATCGTGCCGGCTGCCGACGTCGCGGACGCCCAGATGCCGCGAAGGGCCGGCAAGATTCCGCTGAACGCCCGGAGCGTGTTGGCGCCGGCGGACGCCAGGGCATCGCGGATCGCCGTCGTCGCTTCCAAGAACGTGCCGACAAGCTGACGGCCGAGCCGGACGAACGGGGCGAGCAACATCTGGATCGCTTCAAGGATTTTGCTGGACAGGTAGTCGGCAAGGCCGCTCCATAGATCGCGAATCATCTGGCCCGCCAGCACGAACGGCGCAACGATGAGGCCGACGACCGTATCTGCCCACGCGCCGATTTGTCGGACCGCCCCGGCGAAGAAGCCGACGACGGAGCGGAACACGCCGACGATCCAGTTCCCCGCCGCGACGAACGGCGCGACGATCGCGCCGAAAACTTCTCCGACGAAGCCGCCGATTCGGGTTGCAACGCCCGCAACGAAGTCGATTACGCCTTGCAATTGATCGATCGCCGCCATAGCGAAACGTTCGAGCATGTTGCCGGACATGAGGAAGTCGAACACGGCGCCGAAAACGTCGGCGATTGCGGACACAGCCTCGGAAATCGCGGCCGGCAGGTTGTACGCGAGGTAGACGAAGCCGCCGACGACGGCCGCCACGCCGATCGCCGCGTACGCGAGGTAGGTCGCGAAGTTGCGGATATCACCGTCAGCGAAAGCGTCGTTCATCGAGTCAACGGCATCGCTGATAGATCGCCAGATGCCAAGGAATGTGCCGGTCACGAAATCGTAGAGGGCTCGCGCCGAGTTGAGCAAACCCTCAAACGGATCCATGATCAGCGACCGGCCGAACTCAATGACGGCATCGGTTGTTTGATCGAGCCAGTCGAACAGGTTTTGAATCGCCAGCGTGACGGCCGCAACGGTCGGAACGAACGCGACGACAGCCAGTGCAACAAGGCCGATCGCTACCGCTGCCGCGACGACAACGCCAGATAAAACAACAATCGCCCCAATCAGCAAATTGACGCCGGCGGTCAAGACCGTCGTCGCGACCGTCGCGACTGCCTCGGCAACCGAAAGCAAGAGTGTTCCGCCCGTCGCCGGGCCGGTCATTGCCGCATAGACAGCCAGGGCCGCCGATGCGATCATGGTCTTGGTCGCCGCGCCGAGCCAAATCAAAAACTGCAATGCGCCGAAACCGGTGAGCAGGGCTTTCAAGACCGAGATCGTAGAGGCGTAGACGGCGATGGCAGCCGTCGCGATCCCCGATGCTGTGGCGGACGCCGCGCCCCACGCCCATGTTGCGACCGTCAGCACGCCGAAGCCGCTGCCGACGAACGTTGCTACCAAGGCGTAAGCGGATAAAGCCATTGCTCCAACGGCGGCCGCGCCGGCCGTGATGTAGCCCCATGCGGCTTGCGCGAGACTGACGGCCAGGATGGAAAGCCGGATCGCCAAGAAAGCATGCGCGACGTGCTTCAACACGGGGATAAAATGCCCGGCGATCGCCGCGCTGTACTGCGCGAGTGCGAGCTGAACGCCGCCCGTCGCGGTCGTGAAGATCGCCATGACGCCTTCGATTTGATGGAACGCGTGATACAGGACGCCGAACGCCCCGCCGACAGCCCACACGACGGCACCGAGCGATACGATTGCGCCGCCGACAGCGAGGATGCCGAGCCCGACCGCGAAAATCACCTGCATCAACTCTTTGTGCTCGGTCATGAAGTGATTGACGGCGACAGCCGCTTCCATTGCCACGCCGACGAACACGCGGATAATCGGGGCGACGGCCGCACCGAACGTAAAGGCAACCATCTTCGCGATCTTGACGAGGTTCGCCAGTTGATCGCCAAGCGACTCCGCAGCCGCAGCGTCGGCGGCGGACATGACAAGGCCGAGCCGGCCGGCCTCTTCGCGGAGTTCCCTGATACCACTCGATCCGGAGCGAAGGAGCGGCATGAGCCGCAAGGCCGATCGGCCGAACACGTCGATAGCCAAGGTGGACCGGAGCGACGCGTTATCGACGCCGGAAAGAGCATCGGCAAAAAGCGAAAGCGCCTGGTCGCGCGTGAGTTTGTTCAGGTCCTCGAATCGCAGGCCCAATCGATCGAGCGAATCAATCGCTGCGGGCGAACCCGCGGCGACGTTGACCAAGAATTGATCCATCGCCTTCAGGCCTTTTTCCAGGTCCTCGGCCGACGCCCCGGCCTGCTCTACCGCGTGGCGAAGTTCCGACAGGGCCTCGACGGTCAAGCCCGTGCGGTCGGCCATGTCCTGCATGTCCGAACCAGCTTGGACGAAGTGATGGAAACCCGCGATGAACGGAGCGGCGATGAGGGCGCCGGCGGCCGCGATCTTCAGGCCGATGCCCATCATGGACGTGCCCCAGGCTTGAAGCTCCTGGGACGCCATTTGCAACCCGCGCGTGAGGGGATTGCGGTCAAGGCTGAGCGTGACGTGACCCCTGCCGGACTCAATGCTACTTCGACTCGCCGCCATTTGGTTCCGCCTGCTTTTTGGCGAGCGCTTCAAGCGCCGCCGCCTTCTTCACTTTCTGCTCGGCAATCACTTCCTGCTCGAGCGCGTGTCTTTCATCGTCAGGCATGGCCACGCCTGGCATGCGAAGCCAGTCGTTGTAGTGATCGTCTTCCTTGAACGCGTTATCGCGGATTTCCCCGCCGCTGATCCTCGTGGACACGATGACAGTTTGCTCGTGCAGCTTCGCCATGATCCTGCTATGACGTTCCCATGCGTCCTCTTGGTAGGCGTAGAACGTTTCGAGTTCGGCCCGCCGCTTGCCGCGCACGCGTGTCAACAGGTCGCCGTAGGTGAGCGGGTACGGGTCGATGCCTAGTTCGCCGCCCCACTCGACGCATTGTCCTTCAAGGCTTGGTCGATCTTTTCGTTCACGAGCTTTTCGAGCTTGGAGTCGTCGAGCTTGGCGGATTCGCTTTCCAGCCTCTTCATCCCGATCGCCGTCGCCTTCTGTTGTTTCTCGCGGCTCATCTTGATCCCCCGCAGAAACGATTTCCGCGGGTCGCGCGAAAAACCCTCGAAGGCCGCGTGAAAGGCGTTAATCGCCCTCACATTCGCCTCGCCGTCAAGCCCTTGCTCGAACTGCTGCTGCGTGATCTGTTCTTTTTCCAACTGCGGCTTCAAGATCGTGTACAGCACTTCGGCAAAGCGAAGATCGTCGTTGAGGAACGCGTTGTACTTGTCGAGTTCCTTCTCCGCGTCCTTCTCCTTCACGTTCGCCGACAGCGCTTCGTCGAACGTGAATTTGATCTCCGTGCGAAGTCGTCGCAGCGTGTCGGTGTTGATGGTGACCGGCAGCTTGCGGCCGGCCGCGTCGATAAAGACATTGGCAGGTTCAGACATGAAATCTCCTCGGGAGTAAAGGAGTATCGGACGTTAGATCGTGAGGAACGCCAAAGCCGTGGTGAAGTTCCCTCGTGGTTCGAGCTTGAAGGTGACTTTCTGACCGTCTGTCAATTCGTCGGCCTTGGGGAAATCGGTCAGGGCCCAGTCGGTGTGACATCCCCAACTTCCGGTCGTCGCGTACGCGCCGTCCAAGACATAGAGGTCGAGCGCCGTTTCGTTCGCGAACGCCGTCGCCCAATCAGCGAATTCCGTCGAGTCCCAAATGAACGTGCCCTCGACGCTGACTTTGATCTGTTCCATGTTGATGCGTTCGAACACGTTTGCGCGGTCCGACGCGTCCCACGTCGCCCATTCCAGATTGAGTTTGAAATCCATGATGCCGGTGAAGGGCACGCCGCTGGAATTGTTGATCGAGGCATTGCGTCCGAGCTTTTTCGTGCCCGGCGTCTCGGCCGTGCCCGCGCCAACTGTGTCCGTGTAGGCCGCGACCGCCTGGCCCGACGTGTAGTTGCCGTGAGGAACGATTTGCGTCGAGAGTTTTTGCGTGCCGTTGATCGGAAAATCGAGGGAGAAGAGGGGCACGGCCCAGTCGCCGCGGTATCCCGTGCCGGAGCTGCCCGGCTGCGCGTCGAGCGCTGCGAGGTCGATTGCGGAGCGAGCGAGAAACGCCGTGCGGAGCGCCGTCAGGCCGGCGCCGCCGTCCCAGTCGGCATCGAATTCGTAGCTGATTTTCTTTCGCGTCGGGATCGTCGTGTAGACGTTGACTTGACGGTCAGACGTGTCGGGAGTGCCAGCCGGCGCGCGGTTGCCCTTGATGCCCTTCGCGCGAATGATCGGCGTCCACAGCGGCGCGCCGAAGTTCGCGCCGGTGTTGCGGGCGATGCACGAGATAAAGCCAGAGCGTTTGGCAACCATTGGTCAACTCCATCCAAGAGGCCGAGTGAGCGAAAAGCGGCGGCGCTTACGTCGGATCAACCAGAGCACGAATTCGGAGCGTGCCAGCCGTCGTGTTCGTCACAAACAGACCCGTCACGTCGCCGTCGAAAGGCGATGCCGCGGAGTCGCCGGCTTCGCCGAGAAAACTTTCAGTGAGCGACCAGTGATATCGCTTGTTTGCAATGAGCACGATCTTTTCTTGAGGCGTGCCGGAACTGGCCTCGTTCGTGTAGACCGTCATGTTGACGTCGGACCAAGCGGTAAATCTTTTGAGTTTGGCATTGGCGAACGCGAAGGCGACAGCCAAGTTCGTTTGGTTCGCCGGGATCGCCTCGTCGATACGCGGCCCAGATCCGAATGTCTCGCCGCCGTCGTCGAGATCTATCGTCTCGCCGCCAGAAATGATTGACACTCTTGAACGTTCAGTTGCCATCGGTCACCTCGTCGGGTTTGGGCGTTGGTTCGGTTTCTGGCGGCGGCGATTCCTCGGCAACTGCCGGTTCAGGTATTGGCCAGATACCCCGCGGTGCCTCAGAGCGAATCTGTTGGACGGTCCAATCGGGCGGCAACGTGGTCATCTCGACTGGCTCATCGTCTTCCACTTCCACGCAATGCCCGGCCTTCAGTAATCCTGGCAAATGACTCGCCGGCACGTCCGCGACGTCATGCGTCGAGCCGGCGGCGAACGTCAGACTTTCGCACGTCACTTCCAACACGAATCGGATTCGCTTTGCCATCACGCCTCCCTCATGATGCCGCCGGCAATGAGGTCCGGAAGTTTCTTCTTGATCGTCTTCTCGAACGCCGGTTGTGCGTGCGGATGTTCCTTCACCTGGATCGTCTGTCGCGTGCGGAACAAGCCGGACCGTTTGAGCACGATTTCCGTGCCGCCCTTTTCCAGAATTCCGGGAACGGCCTGGCCGTGGGAGGCCGTGTCGTGCAGCAACACGGCGCCGATCAGCACTTCCCGCCGCCGCGCATCGACGATGAAGAAGATCGTGTCCCGATAGTTGATCCGGCCATGATGATCGTGGTAAAGCGGCGGCTGGCCGGCGTGCGCGTGTTGACCTGGCCGGCTGGCGCGTCGAATCGAATTGCGCATGACCGTTCGGCAGTAGCTGCCGAATTGTTGCAACAGCTTCTGCTCGAACTTTTCCGTCGGGGTCAAGATCGCCTGTTGGTTGAATGCGATCTTGACGTTTTTGAGCGTGATCGCGAGCATCATTCATCCAGGGTCAGAACAATCCGGCTCACAAAGCGACCTTGCGCCAGCTTGTCCGGATTGAAAATCTCATGCATGGCGTCCGTCACCTGCAACGACCAGTTCGCGCCCAGGGCCGCGACGAAAACCGGGTAGGCTGGCCGGATTGCACTAGCGAAGTTTCCGGGACTGCAAGGCACAAGCGTTGTGCCGTATCGCTGGGCGATTCGATCCGAGAGATTCACTAGCGCATCGAAATCGTTCTCTTCGTTCTTGCTGCGGACCAACTTTTGCACCGCGATTTCGAGCATCATCAACGTCGCGTGTCCGCCGCGATCGTCCTCTTTCAATTGCTGTGCGATCGTTCGCACGCTGACACGAAGCGACTGCAAATCTGTGTTCGAAAAATCGGCTTGATAAACCCGGTCCGCCGTAAAGATCGCCGTCCGCGCCGCGCCGTCGCCGTGCTGCGGGCTCGTGCCCGGTTCCTTCGCCGCGACTTCCGTGTTCAGGTCCGTGACGAACACGTTGGCGATCTCAATGATTCGGGCAGTCGCCTCGGCCATCGTTACTCCGTGTCAACCAATTGCGTGTGCACGATGTAGCGGGCGCCCGGTCCACGATGCTGGCCGCGATAGCCCCACGCCAGTTGGCCAGTGCTCGGCGGCATGCAGCGGAACACGCAGACAACGCCGTCGATCGTCTCCAAGATCTCGTCGCCCTCTTCCGGAGTCACCAGGCCGGCGCCGAAGTTCAGGTCCGTCGCGTCGAACGAAAAGGATCGGACGGCATTTTGGGGGTCGGCCTGGGTTGGATCGAGGGCCCCAGGTGTCGAGCCAAGAACGCTGAATTGCGGAATCGGCTTCGAGCCGACGGTCATGGCGATTTCGATTTCATCGTTTCCGCGACGATAGGTCAGCGTTCGCGACGCCTGGTCTTTCAGCGTGCCGCTAAACCAACCCATGTTGTCGCGGATCATATCGGCCATGCGTCATCAGGCTTGGTAAGCCCGGGCACACAGGTCCATGACCGTGACGTTGCCCGGCGTGTCGTTCGCGTCCTTTTCCATGTGGGCCAACAGCTTGAGTGGCCCGGCCACGCCCGCAAGCGTGAACACCGTAGACGGCAGCACATTGACGCCGTTGACGTAAACCTGGATGTCGGCCCAATCCCGCAACTCGAATTGCACGAGGAACGGCGTGCCGGCGGTGAAGTCCACAGTGGAATCCGTTGCGGCGACTTCCGCCGCAGCGTTGTCCGATTCGAAATTGATATTGGTGCTGCCGCCGTCCACGTGCATGAATAGCGAGGATGTGATCGAATCGGCGTCGGTCGCGTGGCTTTCGTTCGCCAAGCCGATGTTGAGGTCAAAGGATGCGGCATCGCCGTTCAGGTTGATGCAGGTGAGAGCGTCAACGATCATCGGCGTGCCCGTCGCGAGCGCCCGAAGCGAGAGGGCGTCAAGTTTCTGGGCCTCGGCGGTGAGGTCGAACTTCATGCCAACGCTGTTGCCGCCGCCGTAAATGTGCGGCCAACCCGCCGTGCTGATGGGGATGGAGTGATAACCGTCGGCCAGGCTCAGCGTGTTGCACGGCTTGGCGTTCAGGTCAACCATGACTGACGTGCCGGCAGCCGTCTTCGCGATCGTCGGACCGGACACGCCGGCGGAAACCGTCGCGATGTTCGTCGGTCCGCCGCCGACAGCGATGCCCACAGGGAAGTCGCGGTCCCCGCCATGCAGCAAGTGGACCTTGTTGGCCGAATGGTCCCAGAATAACTTACTGCTAATTAGGATGAGCATCGACGTGGTAGCTTGCATCAGGAACAAGCCGCCAACGTAGACGCCGACGACCCCCCCGGATGCCACGTCAACCGACACGACCCCGGCGCGACCGTCGGGAAGTTGAATGACGGCGCCCGCCGAGTATGCGGCATCGGCTGTCCAGTCGATCATTTCGCCACGAGCGAAATATTGAGCTTCAATGGTCATGTTCGTAACTCCGCAAATGGTGTGATTTCAAACAACGGGGCGGTTACTTTTTGTCCTTGTGGTGTTCCTTTGACGGCGGCGCATCGAGCAGTTCATCGACCTGTTTTTGGAGAGCGTCGATTTTCTTGGCCTGTTCTTCGTTGAGTTTCTTCAGCCGAGCCAATTCCGGATCGGCCGCCACGGCCGCGGGTTTCGGCGGCACGGCTTGCAGTTGCGCCGGATAAGTGCCGATGCCCTGAGCGACTAAATCCTTGCCCTGGATAAACGGCACGGAAATGGTATCGCCCTTCTTCTTGCCTTCGTGGTCTTGCGTCAGAATGATGCTGCTCATAGAAAACCTCGCGTGAATGTTTTGGTGTCAGGAAATCGGATCGAGCGCTAAGCTGCACCCTTGAGCTTGACGCCGCCGCGGTACTCTTGCTTGTTGCAGCCGAAATCCATGTAGCCTCGCATCGCCATGCCGAGCTGATCGAAATCGAATTCACTGGTTTCGACCGTCGGGCTTTCGATGCCGTCAAGGAAAGCCATTTCGATGACCGGGATGTTGTTCGGATCGCAGAGCAAATACCATGCGGTCGTGCCGATGGTCGCAACCGCGTCGAGGAAAACCGAACTAACGACACGATACCGACCGAAGAAAACATTGGTTTGCGGACCGCTGGCAGGCGTGGTGCCGACGACCAGTCCTTGAGAACCCATCAGTTGCAACGCCGTGTTGTACAGCGTCGCCGGCGTCAGGATGATTGCCGGCAGGGCGCCAAGCGGCGTTCCGTCGGGTTTGGTTTGGAGGCGAAGTATTGTTTCGGCGTTGTTCAAGCCGGCCAGCGAGAGAACGCTGTCGGTTGCGCCGTCGTCGTAGTTGCCAAGTGATTTGTCGGTGGGGAAGAAAGTCGAGTCGTCAACGAATTCGGCCCAGAAAACTTCGTTGAGCGAGTCGCCGCCGCCGCGTCCAAGTTCTTGGGCGACGCCAGTGAACGCGCCGAGATCGTCGTTGCGGATGTCGCGACGGTCGATGCCGAGCATGATGCCGTAGGTCTCGACCTGATTCGTGTAGGTCAATTCCGACAGCGAGCCGTGCTTGATCTCGCCGCCTGGAGAAACCTTCTTGAACTTGTTCGCGCCGGTCAGCCGGTAGGTCGTCATCTGCTTGAAGTCGTTGGCCGGCCGGATGCGCGAAATCTGGCGATGGCTTTGCTCGGTGAAGAGGAAGCCCGCGGCCAAGAACTTGTTGGCGACGTTCGACAGGATGCCCGGAACGGCAATCGTGGACGGGCCGGCACCGCTGGCGCGGATGTCATCGTGGCCGATTTTGAACGCCGCGCGACAAAGCGCCCGCTCATCGCGAGTCGATCCGCGGTAGCTGTTGTTCCGTTCGGCCGCGATCTGGAACAATTCTTTTAGGCCAATGCCGCGGCGGAATCGCGAGTGAGCGGCCTGCAAAACTTGGTCGCTGTACACCTTCTCGACGCCTGGCAGTTTGCACGTTATGCAAATTGCCGCTTCGAGGACATCCTCTGTGTGCGCTTGGCTGGAACCGCCCACGATGACCGTCGGCGCAATCGCTCGGTCGAAGCGAAGTAAGGCCAAATCGAAATCGTTCTTGGTGACTTTCTGATCGTTGACCGCGCCTTCGCAAAGCAACGTCAGTTGCTTGATACGCTCCTGATCGCCGACGTACTGCCGCGCGGCGTTGACGGTCCGCTCGCGTATGTACGAGACGCGGGCGGATTCCAGCTCAATGGCCGCCATTTGGTCGCTGAACGTGCCGCCCGCAGGCGTTGGATTCTGAGTTGCCTGGACCGGCGCCACGACCGTCTGCGTGGGCTTCTTGCTCGCTTCCCATGCCGCTTGCAAAAGCGGTAGCCGCTTCGTGCCGGCCAGAGCGTTAATCTCGGCCTCGGTATAGTCCTGTGCCTTGAGCCAAGCGACGAATTCGGGATTCATGGTCTCTCCTTGGTGCGCCTGTGCGGCGACGTTGGCGGAAGTATTCATGTCCGCGCCGATCGGCACGAAGCTGATTTCTGCGAGAGTCGATTTGACAACGTGATAGGCCGGGCCGTCGAAGTTGCGGCCGTTGGCCTTGAACGATTCGCCAGCGGGAACGAAACGGACTTCATCGGGCGACGCGCCGATTGAGCCTTGCCATTCGAACTTGCTTTTGCTGAGCGCGATGATTTCGGCAGCCGCCATGGCGCCGGGCGTCTGCGACTGCACATCCTCGCGGAGCGTACCGGCGAGGCGAAGCCGCTGCGTGCTCTTGGTGATCTCGGAAGTTTGGCCGACGATCCGTTCGCGGTCGTGCGCGTAGAGCGTCGGAATCACCTGGCGCGGGACGCTCAGCCCTTCGAGGTCCACGACGACGGGATAGAACCAGCCTTCGAGACGCATCATGCCGCCGGTGTAGCCGGTCATCGACCATTTCTTCGCCTTGCCAGCGCCGTCATCGGCTGCGGCCTCGATAGCGAAGTCCTCCGACGCGCCGCAAATGCGGAGCGACGCCGGATGAGCCTCGGCGGAAATCGGCAGGTTGACGACGCGGATATCAAGCATGTTAAGCGGCGGCATTTTGTACCTCCGCGTCTTCGGTTTCGCCGTCGGCTTCGTCATCTTCGCTCGGCGCGGCTTTCTTCGTCGGTTCGGTGAGAATGCCGAGTTTCTTTGCCAACGCCTGTTCTTTGGCCCGCTGGTTCATCACGTCGCGCCAGTCGCGGGATTCTTTCTCGCATTCGTCCGCGAGGGTCGTCACGCCGTTGGCAAGATCGATGCCGGTTGCCGTCGATTCCTTGACCGGATCGACATGGCCCCACGCGTCGTAATGCCATTTGCGCTGCAACTGCGTGACGTTCAGCGGAGCGCTGGACGGCAGCAATCGCGGAATGCGGATCGCCTCTTCGTACCAAGCGGCAAAAATCTTGTTCAGGATTCGATTGTTGAAGTGCGAGCGCTGGACTTTGCACGACCGCTGATAGACCTGAAGCGCCATGCGGCCGCCCGCATAGGAATCGCCTTCGAAGTCGGCATTCGCGATGTTGTAGGGGATGAGCAGCGCGTGGCAGGCTTCGCGGAGTAGCCCCTTGACGAATTCGTTATGCCCGGTCGTCGGTTGCTCGGCCCGCATTTGCGTGATGTCCCAGCCGTGCGGCAACGGCGTGAGCAAGCCTTTTTCCAGGTCGGTGGAGTCCCAGGCTTTCGGCTGGTCGCTCGAGTCCTCTTCGTTCGGCAGCGCGTCGGTATGGATGAACGCAGCGAAGTCCGCCGCGATCTCGGCCGAGGCGAGAACAGCCAGCGTGTACCGGCGAATCTGCGCGAACAGCGGCAAGGCCGGCGTGATTTCGGGAACGCCCCGCATTTGTTCCGGGCGGTCATGGCGGAACCAATGCAGAATGTTCTTTGCCGGCACCTTCGAAAAGCCGTCGGGTCCGAACGACTGAAAAAACGTCGTGTCGCCCGGATGGTATTTCGAGACGTAGTAATTGACCGGCCGGTTTCGTTCGTCCAGTTCGATCCCATCGACGTGCGAGCCGGAAAGAGCGAGTTGATATGGATCGGTGATGCGATCGGTTTCGAAGATTTCGACATCGAGCCGGACGGACGAAAACAATTGATCGTTCTGGCGGAGCATGCCGCAGCCTTCGCCGTCGCCGATCTTGGCGAGCTTGAACGTGTGCAGCTTTTCGGCCAATCCAATTTCCTCGTACCATTCGTTCCACGGCGTTTCGATGGCGTTGCAAAGCGACTCGTCATCGTGGACGATCTGCAAGCGCGAGCCGGTGCCGATAACATCGTTCGCCAGCGTCGAGACGATGCCCCGCGCGTGGCAGTTGTTGGCGATTTCATACCGGGCGCGGTTGCGGAGTTTCGTACGTACGTCGAGGGAGTTGGCGGACGTGGAGGACAGAGCGTCGGCGTTGGCCCAGTGGCGCGAGTCGAGTTGACTGGCAGCGTCGTATTTGGCTTTCAGGCGGGCGTAGCGGTCGGTGGAAACGTAATATTCCCACTGCCTGGCCTTCACCGGGCGGACAAAGCCGAACAGGTTTTTGATCCAGTTGAACATCAGGTGCAGCCCGTCGTGCCGCCGAACTTCGCCTTCGTCCCGCGCAGGGGGAAAGCCGACGTTCGCGCGGCGCGTTTGTTCGCTTCGTGCTGGTCGAGCGCAATGAGGTCTTGAACGGACGGCATCTTCACGCTGCCTTCGTCCGTCCGCATTTCCTGCGGACGCGTCGCGGCGGTTTCGAGAGCGGCGTCGATTTCGTCTTGATCCATGATTTCGCCATGCAAAAGAAAAGGGCGGCGCGATTTCTCGCGTCGCCCAAGCATGGCAACGAGTTGCTTGACATCGCCTCGGCAGCCTTGCCGAGTTATGCCAGTCGAGAACGGCGCGAGGCTTCGCGCCGCCGTGTTTCATTACGTGGTTAAGTGTAGAGGATGTGCCTATCGCATGTCAAGCGTCGATAGGCGAAACTATGCGAGATTTTCAGGTTTGCCATTAGCGGCATCCCATTCCCGGTGGCGTTTTTCGTGACGTGGGCGCTGGTCAAGTTGTTGGAGTTGGCGAAGAGTTAGAATCGGCCTCCGCAAGTGGCTTCTCAATCGTCGTCAAATTCTTGCCGCAATGCCTGCATCGACGATATCGGCGAATCGCACCGTTCGGCAGGTTCGCGGTTTTGTAGACTCTCAAGTCACAGCACCCGCACCGCGAGCATCGCACGCCACGCGGAACTTGGCCGTTTGTTTTTGTTTCAGCCACATTTCGTGTCTCGTCGGCGCTTCGATTCCGCGTGCGCCTCGTTTATAGCTCGAACCATCGCCTGACGCCGACGCCTTTTTGATGCAGCGTGTTTTTTCAGCATCACGATGTCCATCATTATTGCTCCGATGTTCGGACGCGACATTCCACCAGCCGCACATCCGCCGGCGTGTCGTCGCTCGTCTTCTCCATCAGGCAAATCGGAAAGAGCGGCCCCGTTGCCGCCGTCAGCTTGAACGCCGTGGACGGCAGCACGCGCACGCCGTCAACGTACAGCTTGCAGTTATCGCGGTCGCGGCAGTCGATCCAGAATTCAAACGCCGTGCCTTCGACGAAGTTCAGCGTTGTATCAACGATCGTTACATCCGTCGCCGTGTCGTCGGAATGAGCCTTGATGTCGAGCGTGTTGCCGTCGATGTGGAACGCGACGAATTCGGCGATCGTTTCGAAGTCCGCCCCGTGCGAACCACTGGCAAGACCAAAGTCGACGTCGAGCGCGGCGTTGTCGCCGTTATCAACAATGATGATCTTGCCTTCCAGGATCGGATTGCCCGCCACGTCGAATGGAATCGTCCCGATGATGCTCGCCATCGCCACTTCCGCGACGGCATCGAACGCAAGTTGAACCGCGCCGCCGCGAAGCTCGGTCACGCCCAGGCCGTCGGTGTTGGCCTTCGTCCAATCTGGATTGAGTAGGTCGATGTGATAATACGGCTGCTTGTTCAGATCCACCGTCATTGACGTTGCATCCGCCGCCGCGTCGCCAACGGACGTGCCGAGATAGCTATCGCGGTTGCCGCTGCGCTTGAAGTGAGCGCGGCGGTTCGTGCGGTCCCACCAGACGCGGCCGCCGTTCAGAAATGACATGCCGGTGGGCTTTGTGATGACGATCTTGTCGATGTCTTTGTAGTTGTAGTTCTGGCCGGCGATGGCGGCGGACGAGCCTTGAAGATATTCAGCGCGGCCGGCTGGGCCTTCGCGGAGTTCGTTCGCGTTCGCGGCGTTCTCGACCGTAACTTGAGCGGTTTGGGCTTCGCGGGCAAAGGTTGCGTCGGGCATGGGTGACTCCCTTCGTTTACACTCCAACTTTCTCGCGGCGTGCCGCCGCCCGTTCCGCCTTGATCTGGTCAATAGTCTTACGCGGCCCGCGCGGCTTTGGTTTCGTCGAACGGAACACGCCATCCAGGGCGACTCCCTGCGCTCCAGCGGCCACAGCCGCGCCAGCGAGGCAATCCAGAAAATGATTGTCGGGTTCGCCGACTTTTGGCGTCCACTCTTCAACCGTCCGGCTGGTGCGCTCGCTCGTTTTGTTGTCGCCCTGCTCTGCGAGCAAGTGGTCCGCTAACATTCTATGCGCCGATGGGTCTCGGCCAAATAGAGAAAGCGCACCGGGCGACTTGATGGACGTCGCGAGCAACTTGTGAATCAGGCTCTTGTACGGATTGGTGTCGTAGAGCATGAGCTTCACGCCGCGTTCGTCCTTCGCCGCGGGCAGCGACCAATGCCAACCCGCTTTGTCGCCGGGCTTCAGCGTGCCCTCGCCCGTCGCCTTCTTCGAGCCGGCGCCGAAGTAGATGCCCTTTGACGGTAGCACGCGCGGCGAGAATTGCGAGCGTCGGCAGAATTCATAGACCATCGTGGACCATTTGCCGCTGTCGATCAACATGAAGTCGATTTTTTGCGGCTGCTGGTTTTCGCGCGACCACTCGCGAGTCATCAAGATCGTCGTCAGGTTTTCCAAACCCTTGCGAATCGGTGCCTCTTCAACCGCCCCCTTCATGTCCAAGAATCGTTCCAGCGTCGTCGAGATATCGGAGAGCGTAAAGTACGGCCGCCCCTGCTTCGGATACGTCCCGTAATCGATAACGTACCCGGTGAAATCCTCTTTCCAGCCGCAGACGATCCAGTAGAGAGCCTTTTTCTGCACGTCAATAAATGCCGTCATCACCGAGCAGTCTAGCGGCACGACCTCACGTGCGACACCGCTGAGTTTGCCGCAAATCTCGTCCGCCGTCAGCTTCTTGTTGAAGCCCTCGGGCGGCAACGGCTTGTTCATCATCTCGGCAAAGAACGATCGGCGGTTGTCCGCGTGCATGTTCATCGCCATCTGAATTGCCGAAACTTCATCTTCGAAGTAACGATCCTCCCAGCTCGCGACGGCGCCGTCATCCATCGCCGCCTGATTGTCGATGTAGTGCTCCGTCGCCTCGCGCGCGGCACGCGCCTTGTCGTCGGGGCCGGCGTGCGGATTGTAGTTGCGGCGGATCTCCGCGTTGTGTTCCCACAATTCCATCGCCGATGGCTGCTCTGGATTCTTTCGCGTTGACGAAGGGAAAGAATGCAAAATCGCCGTGCGCTCGATCGCCCACTCAGGATGGAGCGTGTGATTCAAGTAGCGATCAGCCAAATCATTTTCGCGGATGACAGTGAGCGGCATGAAGCACGCAAGGCGCCGGCCCGGCGCGGCCAGGCCCGTAACTGTCGCGTCGATGATCTCTTCGCGTTTTTGACACGCGCTATCCTTCATTGCAGACTCGCGGGTTTGCGGATCATCCCATACGACAAGATCGGGACGAATGCCGTCGATGTTCAGGCCGGTGATTGCGCTGCCGAGAATGCCGCTCGGAAACAGGATCGCCCCGCCGCTCTTGTGCTGCTCATCTCGCATCGACGGCTGCGCTGGCAAGCGCGGGAAGCGAAGGTACTCATTCGACCAGATAACGCCGGTCGGCTGGCCGCAGCACATTTGGCCCTTTTGCCGATTGATCGATCCGCCGAGTGCCAGCACGGAAAAAGTGATTTCGGGGAAGTCCTCGCGAAACAACTTGCTTTCCACCATCATTTTCTTGATCGCGTTAAGCGAACGACGCGCGAGACCGCTGGCGGCACCGACGAACAAGCCGAACTGTCGGAAGCCATAGGCGAGACCGCGGATGGACAGTCCGCGGCACTTGGTTGTCTTGCCGTGTCCGCGCGGTTCGGCGATGGCGAAGTTGCCGCCGTTGCGAAGCGCGTCCTCTCCCTTTTCGATGACCTTCAAGTGATCGCGACAGAATGGCTTGTAGAAGTATGGCCAAAACCCGAAATACTCGCGCAAGAACTTCTCCGGATCGGCCAAACACGCCTCGCGACGCGCCCAATTCTTCACTTCAGGCAGCGACCCGATTTCCTGGCCGGTCCTCGTCTGTTGCTCGCGAAAACGGCGCGATCGCTCGCGCTCGCGGTCAGCTCGCTCCTCCGGCGTGTAGATTGCCTTCGGGCCGGGCTTGGACTTGGCGCGTTGGTCCTCGGCGGTTTTCTTTGCGTGGCAGACGATGCAAAGCGATTGCAAATTGTTCGGATCGAGCCGCAGCGGGTCGCTCAGCGGGTCTTTCGCGTCGAACGGGCGGATATGGTCAGCCTGGGTCGCTGCCTTGCCGCATGGCGTGCCGTCCGGATTGAGCCAGACACAGACGGGATGTTTCGCCAAGTGCTCGGCTTGCAGGCGATACCAATCGGCGTCGTAGCCGCGCTCCTGACGGCTGGCGCGGTTGCGTTTCTTGCGGCCTTGCGGGTCGGTGTTGTCCATGCTGGTCTAGCGCGTTCGTCCCAACGGGAAAAGGACTTGGTCGATTCGGTCGTCTATGTTCGTGGTCATTCCGGTTCCTTGCTGATGAGCGTCGGCTTGTCGGCGTCGGCGGTTGGTTCGTCCGTCGGCGCGATGGTTTCTTTGGGCAATTATCCATTTGACTCACCAAACCGCGATGACAGCAAAGGCTAAACCAATGACGTTCATTTTTTCTTTTTTCGCCGTTTTGCTCGGTATCGTTTTGCCGCTTGATCGACTTCCGCTTTCGGAACGCGCACAAGCGCCGATGCCAGCGCATCGAACGCCTTGCCGCCAGTCGGTTTCTGCTTTGGCTCAACGCCAGTTCCGCCACACCGAGGGCATGGGTGCGACGATCCTCTTCCAAGGGCCGCGTTTGAATGGTCGCCAAGCCCGTTGCATTCCTTGCACTTGCTCATCATTCGATCCCCATGAAACCAGCGTCCCCGACCGCACAGAGCAGCCGGTACGTGATGCGTTTTCCGATGGTGCCTTTCATCGCCAGAGCGAACTGTCGTCCATCGTTCAGCTTCCGTTGGTTGTAGCGCCAAACCTCTTCGTCGAGATACCGCTGCAAGTGGAATGGCGCAACACTGACGTAGGTTCCCCGGATCATCCGTTTCAAAAGCGACCAGAAATTTTCAAGCCCGTTCGTGTGGACTTTGCCGCGCACGTATTGCACCGAATGATCGACGAATTCGTGAACGTATCGGGCCGCGAGATTGGCGTAGCTCAGGGAACTATCCGTACAGACGAACGTGTTGGGTTCGACGTGGCGCATCAATTCGCCCATCAGCGTGATTTGCTCAACGTTCGGGACAACCGTGGCCTTGACCTGGCTAACGTCGTCTTTGTTGCCGCGCTCCAGCAATCCCTGCACGATGACCTTGCCGACTCCGCCACGGCCCTTGATGACTTTCTCGCGCTTCGCCTTGTGCATGTTCGCAGCAGCGCCGCCGATGTAGGTTTCGTCGGACTCGACAACGTTGTGAAACTTGCGGCCCGATGGAGTATTCATCGCGAGCCGAACGCGATGGAGCATGAACCACGCGGTAGGCTGGCGCACGCCAAGAGCCCGCGCCAGCTCGCACGAGCTGATGCCGTTCTTGGCGTTGGCAATGCACCACACAGCGACGAACCACTTATCCAAGCCGAGAGGCGAATCCTCGAAGATGGTTCCGACCTTGGCGCTAAACTGCTTCCGGCATCCCTTCGTGTTGCATCGCAGGAGCGAGCGAGTTGCAATCATCCCGATTTTGTCCCCGCCGCATTTCGGGCAGACGATTTTGCCGTCTGGCCACTTGAGGTTGACCATCAGCTTGTGGCACAGCGTCAAGTCGGCGAAGTGTTTCACGGCTTCGATCAGGGTTTGCGGGCCTTCGTCGTTCATGGTTCATTCCCCTTCGTCGTCAATGAAACCAGCTTCCATGCGCTGAATTGCGCCGCCAATCGAGAGACTGCGGAAATCTCCGTATCCAGTGAGCCATTCAACACGCATTGCGGAGCATGCGCCATCGGCCCACAGCTTTCCTTCTGGCGCAATGATTTGATAGACGGTGTATCGTCCTTCCGAGTCTCGCTCGACGGTCGCGCCTGCCTCTTTCGCTGCACGTCGCAAATCGCTGATTTTGTAATCGGACAAGCCGCCTCTGCTGGTGTCTCGCAGCAGGCGTTCTTTCCATTGTTCATTAGTCATGCTGTTCTCGAAAAATGTCTCCCGCGCGGCTTTCAGTCTTGCGACTGGCAGGTTGACAGCCCGCACCGCGCGGGAGGGGTTTCGTCACAGAGGATTACCGCCGGTGTTGGCGTACTCCTCAATCAACTGTTGCAATCGCCCCGGTTGAAAGCCGTGGTCCATCAGGAATTGGAACTTTTCATCCCAATCCTGACCTTTGACGGTCTCGAAAATCAATTCCGCTGCGTCGTCGGCGGCGTCGCGCAGATCGCCGTCGAATGCCTCGTCGGGCACGTTGAGCGACTGGCAGAGTTTGGCAAGGTCGGTCGCGGACATCTGTTTTTTCTTCGCCATTTACGCACCACCTTTCGCTTTGGCAACAGGGCAGTTAGCGTGACAACCGCTCGTGTCGGTGCCGGACAGCATCGGCTGGATGGCCTTGCACTCGTCCGAATGTTCGACCTTCTTTTCGACGTGATCGAGGATTTCCCAATCACAGCGCCCAACACGGTCCAGGCTGGAAACCTTGATTCCAAAGTCTCGTTCGACCATGTTCAGGATCGCGAGCAAAACGTCGCCTTCCGCCAGCGAAGGACAATAGTCGTCGCTCCCGTCCTCAAGTTCACCGCTCTGTCCGTGATTCGCCTGCCGGATAGCCAGGCGAAGCTCTCGGATGAGCGCCATAGCCGAGCCGCGTTTGGCGCGGGAGTAGTCGCGCAGAAACGACAACAACGAATTAACTTCGTCGCGAGCGACCAATTTGGATTTCTTGATCCTCATAGTTCACGCCCCCTTCGCTTTGGCGATAACTGCCGCGATTTTACGTTTCTCGCCAGCAGTCGTGGCGCGATCCAGGGTTGCGACCATTTCCAGAACTTCAAGCAAGTCCGGCGCGCTGGCGATCAGGCGCGCATTCGCAATGTCGGTTGCGCGGGCTTGCTCACTTCTGAATTCGCAAAGAACGTAAGCGATGCGGAATTCATCATCAGATTCCAAGACAACATCGCTCATCGCCATGCGATCCCGGTCGCCTTCGATGAATTTCCAAGGACCAGGAGTGTGGGTCGCGGACTTGCCGGACTCTGCTTTTTTCTTTGTCATTGCTCAATCTCCCAGGGTTGTCAGCCCTACCGTTCGGACTCGCCCGAACCGCGTCGTCAGGATTCGTCCTGACACCTACATTCTAACAGAAAAGCGTGGTGCGTCAAGTGTATAATTCAGTTATCCGACAAGATTTCTCGAAATAGTGCGCCTGTCAATGTGACAGGTTTGACCGTGGTGAGTCAAATGGATAATTGCCTTTCTTTGGGATTGGCCGTGGCTGCTTCGGTGTCGCACTTCTGGCATGCGACCCAGTTGCCGGGGCCGACGCAGCCGCAACGCGCGTACGTGAAGACTCTGCACCGAATTCCGTATTTTGTTAGGCGTTCGTTCAGGGACATGTTCAACTCCTTTGCCGCCATTGTATCGCGTGGCCTGGCACTTTTCGCGTTTTCGACGGGAGTTTTCTTCCCTCAGTGAGTTCGAGTTCTCTTTGCTCACTTCGGGGGCCGTGGGCGGTTTGGATACCTGGCTCACCAACCGGGGTCAGCGAGCAAGGCTAATACCGAACTATGATTTCCGCTTCTTTTTCTTCTGTTGCTTCTTTTTCTCGTGTCGCTGCTCGGCAGCATCAACGAGATTGCGCGGAACCTGCGCCAATTTCTTCGCGAGACTATCGAATGCTTTGGCAATGACATACTTGACGCATCAAGGTAAGGCGAACCAGTAGGGCAACAATGGACACTCTGTTTTTCACTTTCGTTTGCGCTTTTTCTTGGCTTTGGCCTTCGCCTCTCGCTCTTTGCGTAGAGCGTCGTCCATTTCCGTTTTCGGCACCTGGACTAGCGCCGCCATTGCCTTGTCGAACTCCTTCCGATCCTTGGATTTCGTCATCACTCGATCCCCATAAATCCGGCATCGCCTTCGGCGCACAACAAGCGCCGCGTGATCCGTCTGCCGAGAACACCTTTCATGACCGCGCTGAATCGCTGCCCATCGGTGAGCTTGCGGAAATTGAATCGCCAGCATTGTTCGTCGAGATAGCGCTGCAAGTGGAACGGCGCAACGTGGACCCAGGTTCCGCGAACGCATCGCTTCAACAGACTCCAGAAATTCTCCAGCCCGTTCGTGTGAACCCGGCCTTCGACGTACTTCACCGAATGATTCATGAATTAAGCTCCTGCGCCACCATCAAGGGACATCTTGGTTTCTGCCTTCATTCCAACCGCATCGACGTTGAGAAAGAACGCTCCGAACTCTTTGTCGGGACCGTCTCGCGGGTCAGGC